CACCCCTCAATAAGTAGATCCGAGAGGGGAACAGTCTCCTGTAGCGCTGCTAGTTTAGAAGTAACAGGTATAACTCCTGCGGCTTGGCATTCCAGCGCAGTAATACAAAACGTTTCCATAAACTGCGTAGGATAGCCCCAAAAAGAAGTTTGATACATCGCCTTAGCTAACTCTTTCTGATTAACTCTTCCGTGGTTATAGATACCACCCTCTTCATTACCCAGTTCATGCATTTTGCCGATGACCTGGCTCTTCACATACTCTAGGTAACCTCCGGTTGCGCCTCGATTCTTCATGCTGTTGATGATCTTATCAATCAAATTCCATCCATAGTAGACATGAAGTTCCGCTTTTGGAAAATACTGCCTAATGGTAGGCCATAGACCTAGAAGAACATCCAACCCTCTGTCCGGTGACGAGGACCAGATGAACTTAGGTTCGACCTTACCATCCGTTGAGCGATCCTTCGTAAACCTGTCAAGGTTCAGTCCATTCGGGATGGTTGTAAACCTGTCAAGATCAACCCCGTACAGCTTGGACATGTGGTTGATTTGCCAGTTTGAGACACCTACTATCTTGTCAGGTCTGTCCTTGACAGGAAAGAATGTCTCCCCCATGTTCACATCATGTGTCCATAGGTACTTCTGCTGTGCGTTGAGTTCTACTTCAAAGGGTGAAGGAGCCCTAGACGATACAAATACCTTGAAAGGCTCAGAGGGTAGGAAGTCCTCCGAACGCCAGTATTCGACCCCATCGTATATTCCAGCGTCCTGACCTGGAGTACCAAATACGACCGTTCTCCAGCCGTCAGCGGCAAACCTCTTTGCAATTTCCATGACAGCAATTTCTGATCCACCGGAGCCTCCCTTGTTGATGGTGTCAGGTGTCCATGTCTCCACAATAGGAGAGGTAAAGAAGCAAATACTCTTGTCCGGCTTGGTTCCTCTGAGGGTCTTACGAAGATCGCTGACCTCTTCTGGCTGCTGCCCTCTCTTGCGCTTTCTAAGCAGCTTAATCTTGTCGTCTAGCAAACCATTCGCCGGCTCCCAGAATTTCTTGGCAATCTTGAAATCCTTAATGGCATTGTCGTACTCACCAAGGTGTTCCTCAGCGATACCGCGCAGGAAATGAGGATAGAACCCTGTCATCATAGGTTCTATTGATGCGACAGTATTAGGCTTGGGTATCCTTGTGGCAATATCAGCAAACGCTTTCATACGCCTATAGTCTTGCAGTTCCATGCAGGACTTAGCTGCCCCGATATAGCCATCCGGCCAATCTGGATATATAGCGATAGAGGTTAGGTCAGATTCAATAGCCTGTGCATGCTCATGCTTCATCCTATATAGGTCAGAGATGCGGGTATTAGCCAGATAATAGTCATCTGTCAGTTCAGGCTGAAGTTCCTTGTATTTTTCAAAGGCATGGATGGCTGCGTCAGCCACTTGGTTCTTGTACGCCCCATCATCAAGGGTGTCAGCCTCTGCCATAGTCTCACCGGCGAAATAGAACATGGCTCGAGGACTCTCTGGCTCTTCCTTGATCCATCTGGCGAGAATCTTTCTGTTTCTGTCCCGAGCTCCGCGATCTTCTCCACTCTTACGCATGTGTTCAATCCATGCGTCATCTCTACGAGCAAACTGCATGCCCGGAGGGGCAGCACACACCTCATGGAGAGGGTAAATCCACTTCCAAGCCTGATCTGTGGCTAGGATGCGCTCCCGCCACTGTTCAACAACGACCAGCCCTGTCTCTGGCTCCACCGCGTAGTCATATCTGAGGAAAATACCCTTGGTGTAAGGGTCAAGGTTCTCAAACATGCTCTCAACACCGTTAGGGGCATGGAAAACGTCGTCTGTGTCAATCCACATCATCCACTCGTACTCATCCTTTGGCACCATGTCAAAGGATTGCTGACGAGCGAGCGCAAAATTGTCCTCCCAGGTGAACTGTTCAACAGTTACAGGGATACTAAGATTTTTAGGCTTGAAAACCGGGACTGTGCTAAGCACATCCTTTAGTGCTGTCCCGTTGTAGGCTACGAAAATCCCCTGAACATGAGGTTCAAGCGATTTAAATAGCTGATTTACTTCTTTTAAGCGGTAGGCGTCCCCTAATATAAGGCATGCCGCAAGTCGATTAGACAATTTAGTCCTCTATATTGATAACATCCGTCTTAAAGAGTTTATCATAAACTCTCTGAAAGATATTCCGCTCCTCATCTGAGAACTCTAGATCGTCACTGAAGTTTGTCTTAGGATTACCGTCTGTATCGGGCTTGTGACCCTTCAACTGAGCCTCTCGAGCGCGTTGCTCAAACTCAGCATCCTTACGGTCAGCAATCTCCTTGAGTCTTGCCTCTAGTGCTGCGTGGGTAAGCTGCGGAACACCCAATGTCTTGAGCATTTCCTGCATATTGGCCTCTGGAAGCTCACCCTTGGCATTTACAATGCCGGTGATGATTGCTCGCATAGTTTCAACATCCTGAGGGTCAAATCCGGTGGTAACCTTGCGGCATTGTGGCCCACCAGGACCGTAATTAGCCTCTAGAAGCTGCGGGATGAGGAATCTATTAATATGGTCGTCAATTTCCTCCATAACCACCGCCTGCGACTTGGCGAACACATCGCCAAACTCGGCAGCAACGTTTCTAGAGCTCGAACCTCCCTTTCCTTCAACGAGAGATTGTTCAGGAACCATGATTGATCGCAGTTTCTGCACATCTAGGTACTCGAATGACTCGTTAAGGGCAGCGAAGTTAGCAGTAGATTCAACCTGTTTGAAGTCCCACTCTCGGACGTTCGTTGGACGATCTTCTGCGTATCCTCTAATAACTGATGACGGCATGGCAACATTCGCACCGGATCTAAGCTGTTCAGCAACGGCCAAGGCTTCATCACCGAAGTCAATTGCATTTCCATCTGCATCTTCTACTCCATCGTCGGCTGGGTGGAAGACCACGAACGGTGGATCTCCCCACTTTTCAAATGCTCTGTCTGAAAGTCCAAACTTGTACCAATATGACCACCAATACCTGTATGCATACCCAGTTCGTGGGTATCCATAGAGGGAGCCGAACTCAGAGTCCTTCTCGTTGGTAGCCCAGAGTGCCCAGTCAAGAGGAATGTCTGCTGGCCGTCCAGAATTACCTCCAAATGCCCCTGCTAGCCCATCAGAGCCGGGGGTGTGGTCAATGCCTACAAAGTCCCCCTTGGCATTGAACTTAGGACGTGCCTTGCGAGGATTGAGGGCCACAAATGGCTTCCAAACGAGAGCCTTAACACCCTTCGGCCACACTGGTTTTTCCTTCTGGTCCACAGGGTCAATATATGTCCAGTCAGGCTCCAGATACTCAAACCTCTTGACAATAGGACTGAATCCATAGTCAAAGCAGTTGCAGTAGGCAAGAATAAAGCGACCATAGATGGCACGGAGGGCATTCTCCACGAATGCTGCCCTCTGAGGGTCAGTTGAGTCAATGTACCAGTTAGCTCTAATCAGAGGAACCTTCACGAACATCAGCCCGAAGGCAATGATCGGATCGCGCCGCATTTGCTCCAGCTTTGACAGCGGGATGCGCGTTACATTAAATGGTTGTCCCAGTACATCAGCCCAGTCTCCCCAGTTCACCCACGAACCAGTCTGGTCCATCGTTGTGGCATGCTTTCTGTCCTGCTGTAGTCTCTGGGCGTACTTCTTGGTGGCCTCTGTCTGCTTACCATTCTTGATGGAGTCAGCCAGTTCGACCATACCGCCTACATAATCTTCGTCTGCCATTTATTAACCTCGAGGTAGGTAACGGGGTGCGCTAGATTTAGCTACATTCTTCATTATATGCTTTTTCATGCCGAATTTAGGCTTCTTATTGCTAGGAGTACGCCTAGAGATGTACTTAATGTTCTCCATTGCATACCTAAAATTAGACATACAGTGGTTGAAGTCATCCACCGGCTTAACTGGTTCATCTATGGTGTTCGGCTTCTTTTTCTGCCACGGCCACGATTCAATCTCGTTGCAGAAGTTCTCGCATCTGTCAGTAGCGACAACAAATTGGTCAGCATTAAGTAGATCTTTACAAGTCTTAATGTGTTCTTCAACTTCTCTTGTTACATAGTATACCGTGTACAGCGGTGGCTTATGCTTTTCCCAGTCCTTTCTAGCAGCCTTAGCTGCAACGTCGGCAAACCTCCGACGAATCTTAAACTGAGGGTATTTCTGTCTCCAACCAGCCTCCTTCTGGATAACCATATCAGCGAGCTCGACATTACCTATTTCTGCTCTATAAATCTCGTCAAAGCAGACGATTGTGCCTGCCTTAAGACGCTTTATCGGCTCCTCCTTTCCATCCTGATCGTGACCATAAACATCCATGTCATGATCCAGCACCTGATACCAGTTCACAGCATGAGGGTTTGTTCCACCATAGTCGACTGACATATAGATATCACCGTACATAGGATTGGGCTCGTAATGCTTAATACCATAGCGTTGCTTGGTAAACATAGGAAATATCAGCCCACCAACTTCTGGCTTGGAACACTCCTTCTGTGCCTCCCATGTGTCTCTGTCATTCTCAAGAAACTTCTTGTGAATGTCAGTTATTGTCGTGTAACCTTCTGATCTAGCCAGCCGGCCACGGCAAACCTCAGTAAATCTGCGCGGTGAT